TAATTGTTCCTAGTTTAGGGGGTGATTCAACTCCCCACCTATTTAATTCTTCAAAAAAGATACTATAGTCTTTTCTTCTTAATCTCCTATACCATTCACGCTTGCCTTTAGGAACAGTAAATCCATAATTTGCTAAAACTGTCCGAACTAATGACAAACAATCTCCAGCTCCATGTTTTACAGGATCTGCACCTAAACGATACGGAAGACCTATTAGGTTATGCGGCTTCACCTGTTTTGCAATGAACCAGTTACAGGCAAAGCCCCAACTAAATTCCTTGTTAAAACTTTGTCAGGTGCGTTCGCTCCTACAGCATCAATAGCTGAACTTAAAATTAATTCAATAGTTTCTGGGTCATAACTTAAAGAGGTAGCCAACCAAGTTTCACTTGTTAATCTTTGTTTTTTTTCAAAAGTTTCAGTCATTAAAAAAGTTTCTACTTTTACTAAATATTTATTTAAAACTATTTGTTGTGCATGATTCATACTTAACTGGCTATTAGCCAAAATTATTGATGAGGTCATATTGTCACCTGATCTATTACGGGCAGCACCTTGATAAATAAAAGACAAAAATAAATGATCTCCTATTTTCTCATGTCTACCATTTTGAAATTTGTCAGTAATATTTTCTACAAGACCACTAGGGTTTGTAATTGTAAGAAAATTAGTTAAAGAAACAATACTCATAAACCTATATTTTGCCTTCTGCTGCGTGAGTTTTGAAGACTAGATAATGTTCTAGCTTCACCAGCCTTTGCACCTCTGGCAGCCGCACTATTAATAATCTCTCCTATTGCACTTTTTGGAACAAATTCTTCTGAATTAAAGTTAAGTATTGGGCCACTATAGTTAACAGTTGTAGAAGACCCAGAAGACCCACCTGCTGTTGATTGTCCAGTGCCAGGAATAACTGCTTCTCCCCTTGCTCCTGCATTATATCGTTGCATTGATTGAGCCATCTTAGAGGCAGGGATTATATATTCATCCTCACCTGCTTCACCTACTAAACCCATTGTGGGCCTTGTTGCATATCCTCCAGTAGCAAATGGCCTAATTCCATTAGAAACATAACCACCTTCTTGGAAAGGAAGAATACTTGTAATTGCTTTTTTTAAAGCCATGCTTGCAATTTGTTTAGCAATGCCAGCTAATGATTCTCCAAGAGATTTAGTCCCATCAATTAAACCCATAATTGCATTTGTTAAACCTGTTGCAATTGTTTCTTTAACTCCTTCAAAAGCTTCTTTTAATTTATTTACAGCAGGTGTTGTGTTTTCTGTATCTTGCTTACCTTTTTTCAGTTCATTGTTAACTTCTTTTACTGTTCCAAGATATTCTTTATAAGCTTTATTTATATCACCACCAGCCTTAGCAATTGCCTCTTGAAACTTAGTCATATCAATAAATCTTGCATTACCTTCCTCATCTTGGTTGAAACCTTGCAAATCTCCTATCACATCATTAAAACCTTCTTTAAAAGGTTGTGCCACATTACTAGCAACTGAAGCAATCTTTTCTCCTGTCCCTGCTAAAAATTTTCTTAAAGGTTCAGGAATAGCTTCAAAAATTTTATTTAATCCGTTACTAATAAATTTAAAAATTCTCTTAAATACATTTACAATTATTTCTGCCAATCCAGTAAATATATTTTTTACATCTGTTACAAATCTCATAAACCTGTTTTGTGCATCTTTAATTACGTCAGGAATAACCTTAAACAATGGATCAAAAGCTAAAGCAATTGAACCAATGGCAGTACCAATTGCTGTTGCTACAGCTTCAACCAATTGAAAACCTTTTTGTACTTTTTCTAAAAAGAATGACCAAGATTTTGTAATTAAAACAACAGCACTATTGCCTTTTCCAAATTGTTCTTCAAATACAGAACCAGCACCAGCAAATGCCTTAAAAAGCAATCGAACAGGTAATAATAATGTTTTTAACGCAATTCCAAGACCGTCAATAACAACAGAAACTCCCTGTAAAGTTATTCTTATTGCTGCTCCTAACTCGCTTTGCTCTGCAAATAAATTACTAAAAGAAGCAGTTACCCTTTTTAAAGCACCTTGAATTGTATTACTTGCTTCAATTTGTGCGTTTGCAGCAGCTCCAGTTGCATTCTCTTGATTCTTTATTAACTGTTCATATTTTTCTAAATCTTTTATTAATGGGGCCATAACCTGTATAGCTTCTTGTCCAAAAATTGACTCAAGAGATTTTATATCTAGTCCTTGTAATTTCTTTAAATTTGCAGCCAAGCCTTCAGAAGCAATGGTTGAAGCATTTATATCAATTCCTAATTTTGCTAATTTCTTCCCACCTGCTTCTCCCGTTAATCTTAATAAAGCCGTTTTCATGCCTGTAAAGGCAACTTCAGATTTAACACCTGCAGCAGTTACTTGAGCAATTGCAGCATTGACCTCTTTAAGAGGAACATTCATCGTTGCGGCAACCGAGGCAACTTTACCGATATTTGCGGCATACTCAGCAACAATTATTTTTCCATCGTTTTGTGTTTGTATAAATTGATCAACTAAAAAACCTGCTTCTTGTGCTGATTTGCCATAAGCGTTTAAAACACTTGTTGCAGCATTTCCAACTGTATTTATATCACTAAATCCACCTGTTGCTCCTTGACTAGCCGCCTTAAGTATCATTGCAGCATCAGCAGCTTCTATAAATCCAGCAGAGGCAACGTCATATGCAGCTCCAGTTAATTCTGCTGTACTGGCAGAACCATTTAATTCGATACTTACAAGTTTTAATTTATTAACTAGGTCAGTTGAATCACCACCTAAAGTTTCAAATTTTGCACTTGCAAATTCAATTTCTTTCATTGTTCCAAACGCTGCTCCTAGTCCTGCAATGGCAGATAAAGCAAGAGTTATCGGCCCCATCGCTGACTTGACGGCAGCTCCAAAGGCTTTTACTCCTAATGCACCAACTTTTGCTCCTGCTCCTGCTCCTATAGCAGACTTTCCAAAAAAAGCTGTTTTCTTTGAAGCGTTACCTGTCTTACCTGCTAAACGATCAAATGCCTGTTCTAATTTTTTTGCACCACCTTGTAGAACTTTTAATTTTTGTGGAGCACCACCACTATCAAACCTAATTCCAACTGTTGAAATTAAGGAAGCCACATCTTACTTATCGTTATATGTAGATCTTAGCGGTACTTTGCCCTTCTCATATTATTTTCGTGCTCTTCGTTTAAAAGATCAAAATAAGCAGACCAAATTAAAAGCTCTTCTTGTGTAATTTTTTTATTTAATTCCTGCAACGTATAGCCTAATTCTTTTGCTACTCCTAATTGAAGCTGTAAAAAATTATCTTTTTTTAATTCCTCTTTTATTCTTTTGGGTCTAAATCATCCACCTCTTCTTGTTGAGGTACTAACGCAATCATTAACTTATCCATATTTTCAGCACTCACATCATTTCTTAGCTCATCAATTTGACCAGCAGCAAACATTCTTCTGCCATCTTCAAACATTGCTTTACGAACAAATAAACGAATAGCAAAAGCATTAGTATCATCTTTAGCTCCTTTCATTGCTTGCTCTCTTTCTGCCATTGTCATAGGACTAGCCCAAAATTCAAAATCTTCTCCATCTGTTAATTGAACAACTTTTTTTTCTAACGTTAAATTAGACGCTTTTTTTAGTCTTTCTAATGGGCTAAGTTTTTGTTTTGCCGTTGGCATAAAAAATAATTCTGTTTGCATAGATTATATCAATAACAATAAAAGCCAGCCATATAGCTAGCTTTTATTCTTATTAGCTAAAATCATATGTATTAATGTTTTCTTGTCGTAGTGACTAGTTGTACCAGCTATTTTCCTTAATTGTCTATTAGATAGATATTGTAAAAAACCTGCATATCCTTCTCCAGCTCTAGGGCTTTTATAAATAAAAAAAGACCCAAGAAACTTAAACAGAGGCACTTAAATCAAAAGTAGGAGCACCAGTTGGTCTAAATGCTATTTCAACCATTTGTGCGTCATCAGGATTAATGTTAAAGCTTGCAGAAAGCAAAGCAGCATCCATTGAAATAGACCTACTTAAAGTTTCAGAAGATTGTTTGTCTGTGTAAAGCCTAAAGGCAGCACCTACTTGTTGACGTTGTAAAACATCTTCTACAAGTCTGTTAGATAATGCAGCATCTTCATCTGTGACATAAACACTAGCAGTGCCAGAGCCATCAGCAAAACCAGGAATATAAGATTTGAAAGGTGCTGTCTGTCCTACAGTTTGACCAATAGTAGTTACATCAATTTCTTCTCTTGTAACCTCAAATGACCAAGATTGAACTTGACCAATAGCAGCAAAATCAGCATAAAAAACTTCAAACTCATTTGGAGCAGCAGCCGTACCAACGTCAGTAAGGTTTACATCTGAGCCACCATTTGTTGCAGAAACTTTTAAAGCTCCTGTACTAGCTGTATATGCACTAACGAAAAAAGTAGCACTATCATTAATTCCTGCAGGTAATGTTCCTGTTCCTGTTCCACCTGTGGAGGAATTAACAACTCTAAATTTCACAGTATCACCAACTTTTAAATTTAGAAAAGATTGAACAACCATTGTCTCTGTACCAATGGTCACATCGGAAGGAGAAAAATTGCCAGTGGTTCCTGCGGGTTTGTAGTAAAGAGCACCAGATGTGCCCGACAGAACAGTAACAGCCATTGGATGAAATTAGTCTAAGTATGCGTCAAATGTAGCTGAGAATTGCGTTTGAAAAAACGCTTCTTGCTCTGCTGGTTGTATTGTAGCTAATCCCGAACAAGGATCAAAAATAATACTGTTAAACTTTGCTCTGTCAAATTTATCTTTTATACGTTCTCCAATAGTTAAGTTTGCACCACTACCTACACCAATTGGGCTAAAAACATTAATGATTAAGGTTCCTGTTTGTAGATTAAAGGATTGACCTGTTGAAGGTGCTTGGAGAGTTGCATAATTATTTTGTCCAAATCTTACAAATACTTGTAACCAAGGAGTGTTGTTTGGAGGAGTAAATGGAGCGTTTTGAAAAGCTACAGGGTAAGCAGGACTCAATGCCATCTCTGTGGCAATACGTCCCTCTA